TGTTGTCTCATTTGTCTGAGCCATCTGATTTCCTGCAGGATCACCAATAAATTTAAAGGTCAGTTTGTCCCAGTTGTTTCTTGCGATTTCTCTTTTGAGTCCCTCTGCGAAACGTTGTGCGCCCATATCTTGTGTAACGTATTCTCCGAAGATGATCCATCTTCCGAGGGCAAGGTTTTGGCAGAAAACTGCTGATGGACTTCTGCCAAAGTCAATTCCCACAATGACATCGTTTTGGTCTGAGGGTTCAATCGGTTCTTTTGCGACATGGGTATCCTTTCTAAAAGTTGGATATACTGGTTTACCATCCATTAATGCTTGGTATTCATTTAAGACGTAGACTTTTACCCAAGCAGGAGATTTTCCCAATATAATTTTGTTATAGTAATCTGGCTGAAGGTTATCTCTGTTTTCTCGATTAACATTGTCATCATATCCTGCAAGGTTTCCTGCATCATCGAGCCTTTCCTTCATTGCTCCTGCCTGACTGTAAAAATTCCAGTCATCAGGTTTGACAAGTAGAAGCTTTTCATCTGTGGTTAAATATTCAGGTGTCGGAACTTCTCCAGACATTATTCCCCACCAATGGGTTTCATCTGGAGCATTGGTGTCCATTATCACACCAAACCAAGAAGGACCACCATCTCTCATAGATGGAAATCGTCCAACACGCATAGTACAAGCATCAACAATCGATTTACCAATTTCTCTGGCTTCGTTAATCCAAACTCCAGTCAGTTCCAATGACAATAGTTTCTTAACATCTTCAGTTTTATCCAAAGCCAAAAAGATGACTTCACATTCAACAATGGTTTTATCAGCCAAAGCAAAGTTCATATGATGAGTATAAGGAGGTGACCATATAAACCTTCCAAGATCATCATCAAACCAATCTCTCCAAGTTTTTATCGTGGTGGTTTTTAATTGAGGATTGGTATTACGAATGACAGCCCAACGAGTTCTTCTAACTCCTTTTTCATTGGGTTTCTGAAGAGTAGCTTTACGCATGATCTCCATACAACAAGTAACAGATTTACCAGAACCAACAGGTCCTCTAAGTCCTCTAACAAAAGAGGCATCTTTCATAAAACTCTTGGCGACTTGACCTGGGGGTTTGTAGTCTAGTTTCATCTACGTTTTAATGATGCTATTCTTCTAAGAGTGTCACCAGCACCTTGACCTAATGACAATAAAGCTCTTCTAAAAGCAGGATTTAATTTAACTGGCTGATCTTTAACAATAGGCTTTCCAGTTAATAAATCTGTCGATGGTGTAGAATCTCCTTCAGCAGTTTTTATCATTTCATCTGTCTGTTTCTTAACAGCAGGGTTAGATACATATGATCCAGCTGCAATCGTTCCTTCTCCAGCTCCAATAGGAGAGCCTTCCCCATAAGGATTAGCAACTTTCATATCTGTGCCTTTGTGACCAGTAATTTTACCACCCAAATTCTTTACAGCCATAACGCCTTTTGGTGACTCAATCGGAACAGTCTTTGTTGATTGTGGTCCTGCAGGAATAAATCCACTTCCTTTTGCTTTACCTAACGTTGTATTCTTGGCTTCCACTTCTGTCGGAGTAGAACTTTCACCCAAAAAATTACCTGTGGTTGAATCAATAACAGATGGATTGTATTTACCATCTTTGACATCTTTTACTGTCTGTAATGTCTGTATTGTTGATCCAGTATTAGGGTCTTTATAGACATTGCCAGTTGATATTGTTGCACCAGTATTACTGCCACCAGTATTAGACGATATCGTTATTCCACTTCCAGAAGGTTTTTTCTTTTTTGGTGGAGCTGGTTTAAGTATAGGAGGCTTTGCAGGAGTTCCATAATTAGTACTGCCAACAATAGAACTAGGATCACCTTGTATACCACCAACATTATCTGATGTCTGTGGAGGAGAAGGAGCTAACTTTACAGGAGCTGGCTTTGGTTTATTAGGAGCAGGTGTTGGCAATCCCATTGTTTTATCAGGGTCTTGCTGTACTGGTTTAGGTGATGGCTTTGGCTCAGGTGCAGGAGGTGGTGGAGCTGCTGGTTTAAGAGGAGTTTGAGGTTGTGTAATAATAGGCTTAGGTTTAGTTACTACAGGTGTTGGTTTAACTCCCCAATTTGAGTTATTATTATCATCATTATTATTATTCCCACCATTAGAAGGAGGAGATGTAAATATAGGTTTAGATGGAGGGGGTGCAATAGGCTTTGGCTTTGGAGGAGGAGGTGTTGGAAGACCTAATGTTCCACCTGGGTCTTGTTGAACTGGCTTTGGTTTCGGTTTTGGTTTCTTTGCTACTGGTTTTTCTTCTTTTTCTGGCTTTTCGCTTCCCATTGTTGTCTCCTTAAAATAATGACAATTAGTAAAATGCAACTATAGTAAAATAAATTTTTTTTTAGAGTTTGTCTTTTCACAAGTCCTTTGTGTGTGTGGTTTACCCGTTATAGAGATTGCTCCCAATTTTAAAGGGTAACCTTGTAGTTTGACCTCTTAGCCGAAGGGACCCCCTAGTCAACGTTGAAATTTATTTGTACAGCTGTACTGTGACTAACAGGAGCATCGTTGCGTAGACCTGCTCTATCCATCAAGTCCTTACTTGCTTCAAGTCTGACGAAGGATGACTTAGCATTGAGCAATTCCCTCATGGTCGCTAGTCCTTGTATTGCGTCCCATCCTAATGTTCTCATCGATATCTCTTTCCTATAATCGATAATGTGTTGTTTATTCAATGTGTTATAAGCCCAAGATTTGTTTCTTCCAATTCGTTCAGCAGCTTCTGTTGGGTTGCAACCATCATGCAATATCATATGCACCAAGTCTGCTTGTGCTTCTGTTACTCTGGAGTGACTGTGTTTGATTAACGTTGCATTCTCTTTTATCTCATCCATTGGCACAACGGCTTTTTTAAACTTTTGTTGTTGTTGTGTGTTTGCTTTGGTCATCGAAAGTCCATTAAGTTTTTAGTACTGACGAGTATACTAACTATGGTCAAAATGATGTCTATTCACATTTCTGTAACCCTTATGGGAGCTAGTCCTGCTCTATTTCGCATAGGCAACAAGTTGCCAAGCTACACCGAACCACGAAGAGGTGTTTCGTCACATTCGTGTAACGATCAGGGCTATATGTTCATCAATTAGATTGCATCTAAGGTTGAATGTGCTTCGCTGTCATTCAAATGGTATTTGCGACCAAATCCCATGATGCTTCACTAATCAATGAAACACTTTTAGAGTAAAAGTGAACAAAAGCCATACCGAATTAGGTTGAAACTGCACTCTGCGAGGCAAACGTATGGAACTTAGGCATAGCTACCAAATTCAGAGTATCAATAGAAACACGGCAGAATATACCTTCCTTAACATCTACCTAGCCGTGTTCCTTTGATCCTTCGCTGAATCTACCATACTCGAAAAGGGACAAGCAGTTGACAGAGGCACACATACGAAAATGGCTCGGACTGAAGTGCGTCCTTCGACAGATTCAATTTTCTAGTGTTTCTTCTGTCCCTTTGTTGATTTGTGCTTCGCTGTCAAATCAATCCCAAACTCGAGCATGGTCGGTTGGCAGTTATCCCTAAGTTACAAACGTTTTATTGGGATAATTTCAATCAATTTAATAGGAGCGTATTATGACTAATCAATTAGAATTATTTAGTAAAGGAACAAAGTTAAAGCCAAGATCAGAGGATTTGGAAAGAATCCTTGAAGTTACTGACAATGGCGATATGTCAGAGATTATTGAGTCAGAGATCGAGATGATCTTATTCAATATCAATAACACTGATTCAGAATACGAATTAGCAAGATTGTACAAGGACTTGAACAATCATCTCTCAATGACATAGAAAAGCCATTTTAATCAAGGGTAGGACAATGATGTTCTACCCTTCTAACTAATAGGAGCGTAAACAATGTTAGAAAATCTTATAGATAATGAACAAGCAAAGATTAAGCCTTACAGATCAA